AACCAACATATTATGTGTTTGGTATTGGTGAATATAAAAAACACCGTGATGATGTAGAATATTTCAAATGTGATGATGAATATGCTTTGATTAAAATGTTCATGCAATTATGGACTACAAATTATCCAGATGCAATTACTGGTTGGAATGTTTATGGTTTTGATATTCCTTATATCATCAATCGTTTTGAAAAAGTTGCTGGTCAAGATGTGATGAGAAAACTTTCACCATGGAATCTAGTGTCAATTAGAGAAGATACTTATTTTGGCAAATCCATGGTAACTGGAAATATTGCAGGCGTAGCAACACTTGACTACATGAGATTGTTTAGAAGATTTTCACCAAATAGATCACAAGAAAATTATCGATTAGATACAATTGCTCAAGCTGAAGGTGTTGGTCAAAAAATAGCATATGATGACTATGATGGTTTGTTTGACTTATACAAAAAGAATTATCAATTGTTTATTGAGTATAACATACGAGATGTTGAACTGGTTGAGAAGTTAAATAAAAAAGGTCGTTTATTAGAAATGGCACTTACGATTGCTTATGATGCAAAAGTAAACTACGATGATATCTTCACTCAAGTGAGAATGTGGGACGCCATCACACACGGTTATTTGTATCACAAGAAGATTGCTATTCCACCAAGAACTGGTAATCGAAAAAGTTCAGCTTATGAAGGCGCATATGTAAAAGACCCACAAATTGGAATGTTTAATTGGGTTGCATCGTTTGATTTGAATTCACTTTATCCTCATTTGATGATGCAATATAACATTTCACCAGATACGATTGTTGAACCTGAACAGTATTCACAAGAGATGCGTGAAGTCATCAGCAAAGGTGTAAACATTGATAAACTATTAAGAAATGAAATTGATTTATCAAAAGTTAAAAATGTTGCTGTCACGCCTAATGGACAATTCTTCAAAAAAGATAGACAAGGTTTTTTACCAGAGTTGCTTGAAAGAATGTATAATGACCGAACTGTCTATAAAACAAAAATGTTAGAAGCAAAACAAAACTATGAAAACGCTAAAACACCAGAAGAAAAATCTGATTATGCCGCTCTTGCTTCTCGTTATGCAAACTTACAGTTGACTAAAAAAGAATGTTTAAATTCGGCATATGGTGCTCTTGGTTCTGAATACTTCAGATTCTTTGATGTAAGACAAGCAGAAGGCATCACAATGGCTGGTCAATTATCGATTCGTTGGATTGAAAAGAAATTGAACGAATACTTAAATAAAATATTACAAACACAAGGAGTTGATTATGTTTTGGCATCAGATACGGATTCGGTGTATCTTAACCTTGAACGGTTTATATCTAAAGTATACGAAGGCAAAGATATCAATAGTCAAAAAGCCATCGAGATCATGGATAGATTCTGTGAAGATAAATTACAACCATTTATTGATAGAAGTTATTCGGAACTTGCACAATATGTTAATGCGTATTCACAAAAGATGGTAATGAAACGAGAAGTATTGGCTGACAAAGCAATTTGGACAGCAAAGAAACGATACATTCTCAATGTTTATAATTCAGAAGGTGTTCAATTCACCGAACCACAGATGAAGATTCAAGGTCTTGAAGCAATTAAATCTTCAACACCTGCCGCCTGCCGTAGAAAAATTAAAGAAGCACTAAATATTATTCTATCTGGTAAAGAAAGTGAAATACAGGATTACATACTTGTGTTCAAAGAAGAATTCAAAAAAATGCCTGTTGAAGACATTTCTTTCCCAAGGTCAATGAATGGTCTAAAAGAATATGCTAACTCTAAAACGATTTGGTCAAAAGGAACACCAATTCATGTAAGAGGTGCGTTAGTGTTTAATCATATGGTTGATCAAATGAAACTGAATAAAAGATTTCAAAAGATTAATAACGGTGAAAAGATTAAGTTTATCTATCTAAAACAACCAAACATATTTCAGACCGATGTTATTTCTTTTGCTTATACAATGCCAAAAGAATTTAATATTGAAGAATGTATTGATTATGAATTACAGTTTGAAAAATCATTTGTTGATCCATTAAAAATCATACTCGACTGTATTGGTTGGAGTGTTGAAAAAGTTAATTCATTAGAGGACTTTTTTGGATAATATTCGTGTCATAAAAACAGGTATCAATGTTTCAAAAATAATGAAACAACTTGAGCAATATCCAGAAGATTGGGAAGCTCAAAAAAAACTTGAAGGTAAAGAATCACTACTTGACCGTGGTTATATGTATCTTCCTGCCGGCGTATTACAATTGATTGTTGGTGGTGTTGAAAAAGCTGAAGACTTTGTAGGCAATTCTGAAATAAATATCAAAACACCAGCTTACGAAAAACACACAGAGATTGTTCGATTCTTAAAAAGAAACTTTCATAACCATTGTCGATGTGGTTTTATATCAATCGAAAAAGACGCTGAAGTTGGCCAACACATTGATGAAGGCACATACTATTTGACTAAAGATAGATATCATTTATCAATACAAGGCACATATGATTATACAGTAGGTGGTGAAACCTATCGAGTTGAACCTGGCACATTATTGTGGTTTAACAATAAACTAAAACACGGAACAAAAAATGTAGGTGGATGCACACGAATAACCTTTGTGTTTGATGTGCCTCACCATAAATCAAATCCATGACAAACTATTTAATTCCTTTTATTACAGCGATTGCTCTATCATCGATAGCTGCTTTCTATTCTGTTATTGGTTTGGCACAAATTTTTCCAGGCTCTTTTTGGCCAATCGTCATTATGGGTTCAGTATTAGAAGTTGCTAAATTAGTGACCGCATCTTGGCTATATAATAACTGGAAAGAAACACAAATATTGATGAAGACTTATTTTTTAGTGGCGATTGTATTGTTAATGTTAATTACATCAATGGGCATTTTTGGTTTCTTATCAAAGGCACATATTGACACAAACTTGATGGTTGGTTCTAACCAAGTTAAAATACAAACACTTGACCAAAAAGAACAAATACTAAATAATAAACTCCAATATTTACTCAAAAAGGCGGGTGACAATCCTGAAAAGATTGCACGGTCAACAAATAACCAAATATTACAAACTCAAAAAGAACTCGAAGACATTGTCAACGAGAAACTTCCATTATTATCCGAAGAAAACAAGTTATCAGCAGAAATTGGTCCAATCAAATATGTTGCCGAACTTGTTTATGGATATTCAGACAGAGATATAATCGATAAGGCGGTCAGACTTGTTATACTTATTATTATTTTTGTTTTTGATCCTTTGGCTGTATTGTTACTGGTAGCGGCAAACCAGTCTTACAAACAGGCAAACAACCAAGAACCACTTGACATCATATACCAAAATGATGTACCATATAAACTAGATAAAAATAGTAAAGTGGTTTCTAAATCCCAAATTACTACAATGAAATTATGAGGTCGTTATAAATGAGCATACTTGAAAAAATTAAAAAGAATTCAACGATTAAAGATAGTGCTATCTTATCTAAATCAAAATTCTTTACAGAAAAAGACAGCGTTTCTACCGAAATACCAATGGTCAATGTGGCACTTTCTGGTCGACTAGACGGTGGCCTAACACCAGGTTTAACAATGTGGGCAGGTCCATCTAAACACTTTAAGACAGCGTTTAGTTTATTGATGGCTAAATCATACATGGACAAGTATAAAGACTCCGTGTTACTCTTTTATGATTCAGAGTTTGGGACACCAATAAAATACTTTGAAACCTTTGGTATCGACATGGAAAGAGTTTTACATACACCATTGACCAATATCGAAGAACTTAAATTTGATGTAATGGCTCAGTTAGAACAAATTGACCGTGGTGATAAAATTATAGTTGTTATCGATTCAATTGGTAATCTGGCATCTAAGAAAGAAGTTGAAGATGCACTTGACGGTAAATCAGTGGCAGATATGTCTCGTGCCAAACAAGTAAAGTCTTTATTCAGAATGATAACACCTCATTTATCACTCAAAGACATTCCAATGGTTGTAGTCAATCATACCTATAAAGAGATTGGTATGTTCCCGAAAGATATTGTTG